TTCCTATTATCGAATCAATTGCCAAATTCGCGCAGGAGAATCCAAAATTAGCCAAAACGATAGGCATGGTCACGCTTGCATTTTCAGGTCTTATGATATTACTAAGCGGTGCGGGCATGGTTGGCATGACGGAGCTATTCACGGGCATTGACAAGATGGAGACCACTATTCAGTGGAATAGCATCTATCCAGAAGTGCTTAAAAAGGTGGCCAACCCAAACCAGCCTATCAACTTGCAAGTACGCGCAAACTTGCGCGTTGAAAGTTCTGCGGGATTGGTTGACGAGCAGCCAGTGGTAATTTTCCTTACTTGCAGGGCTAAGAACATGCCGGGCAATAACTTCAAACAGCATGAGAATGTGGAGCTTGAAACCAAGCTGAATACCACATATTACCGCTTGGAGGTTGCTGGGGAAATCATCGCAGAGATTGACGTTTTGGCCAATATCTTCAAGGTAGGCGGCGTGGATTTGCTTGCGAAGTACAGGCGCAACATTGGCGGTTAATTACAGCCAATGACACGGGACGAAGCAATAAGGATTCTTAAAAACTACAATAGGTGGCGGCGCGGTGCTGAAATACCACAGCCGCCACCATTTGAAATAGGCATAGCCATTGATACGGCCATCAACTTACTTTCTGAAAAACATGGAAAATACGACAACAACGCCTGCGGGCACGACAACAACGGCCACGGCCACGATCATCACTCTCCCAAGCGGGGCGAAGGCTGAAATCAGGAAATTCAAAGGCAAGGACGTTCGCAGGGCTACGGCTATGACCAACGGCGACACATCGCTGTACCTGTTCGCGCTAATTGCGCTTTGCACGAAGATTGACGGCAAGGGCATCGTAATGGAAGAAATAGACGAAATGGATGGCGCGGACGTACTCGCACTTATGGGCCAATTCGGCGAAAATTTTCAACCAGCGCAAGTGAATTAGTATTCCTTGCGCACTACACAAATACCCCGCTAACCGATCTGCTCGAATGGGACGCAACGGAAATACGTTGGTGGTATGTGGAGGCCGTGAAGCTCCACAATAGAATGAATAAGCCCTCAGAATAAACCAGACATGGCGACCAAAGCATCTAACATCACGCTTACCCTTGCTGCCGTTGACCGAATGACGCACGTAATAAACCGTGCGGTTGAAAATGGCATAAAGAAGTTCGATGCTTTGCAGAAGAAAGCCGAAGGCATGGCCAAGGCTTCGTTCTCATTTGCACAGGACGCGGGCGCTATGGGCTTGGCGGCTGGCGCTGCAATGGCCATACCTATAAAGGCTGCCGTTGACTTTGAGACCGCCATGCTAGGCGTTGCCAAACAGGTGCAGGGAGCTAGGGACGACGGCGGGAATCTTACGCAGGTGTATAGGGACATGGAAGCGTCCGTAAAGGCGCTTACCAAGGAAATACCTATGACCACAACCGAGATTGCCGAAATGGTGGCGGCCGGTGCGCGTATGGGTATAGCAAGCAATGAGCTTATAGCGTTCACCAAGAATGCGGCGAAAATGGCAACGGCATTCGATTTGCCTGCTGGGGAATTGGCCGAAAAAATGGGCAAGATTGCCAAAATCTATGGCATCCCAATCCCTGAAATAGGCAAGCTGGCCGATGCCATAAACTTCTTAGACGATAACGCAATAGCCAAAGGTGGCGACATCATTGAAGTGCTTCAACGCATCGGAGGCACTGCAAAGCAAGTTGGTTTGGGTAACAACAATGCCGCCGCGTTGGCTTCAACCATGCTTACGCTTGGCGCAAGTGCGGAGGTTGCGGCCACTGGCGCTAATGCGCTTATGAGGGAGCTTGCAATAGCCACTATGCAGCCAGAGCGGTTCCAGCAGGGGCTTGCATCAATCGGCCTGAATGCCGCATCGGTTCAAAAAAGCATGGCCACGGATGCGCAAGGCACTATTCTAAAAGTGCTTGATTCGCTAAATAAACTGCCGAAAGAAACTCAGACGGTTGTCACCACGCAGCTTTTTGGCGCTCAATACGGCGACGACATCGCAAAGCTGGCTCAGGGCGCGGAAGAGTACCGCCGCCAATTGGCACTGCTTTCCAACCCGAAATTGCAGGGGAGCATGGACAGGGAGTTTCAGGCGCGTTTGAAGACTACCGCAGCGCAGATGCAGATACTTTCGGAGCAGGTGAAAGTTGCGGCAATCAATTTTGGCAGTGCCATGCTTCCAGTCCTGCAAAGCATCGGCAAATTCATGCTTCCTATTATCGAATCAATTGCCAAATTCGCGCAGGAGAATCCAAAATTAGCCAAAACGATAGGCATGGTCACGCTTGCATTTTCAGGTCTTATGATATTACTAAGCGGTGCGGGCATGGT